TGGAACGTCTGCGGTCCTTCATTACCTAATCGGTTACGCATCTTGTTGTATGAAAGGTTATTGCGTCTTGCTTTAGCCTTTGCTTTTTGGTCTGTGTTGTATCGTTCTTTTTCTGCCTGTGTTCGATTGTCTGTAGATTCATCAAATGTTTTTGAATGTTCCAAATCTCTTTTAATTTCTTCATCACTTTTAAAGTCTATGATATATGGTCTAAAGTTACATTGACAATTAGGGTGTTTAGGAAACGTTGTATATAGATTAATATAAGGGAATCTGTCGCCACGTTCTGTAGCGAATACATGCCCTCTATACTTTGCACACTCGCCACATGTTGGAATGTTCCCCGTTACAGTTACATGTTTTATATCATCTTCGGCATACCTGTTTAAATGACTATGATTGTATGCCGTTTGTGTTTTCGTTCTTACTACTGTTTCGGCGTAAAAGTCCAATGGCAAATGTTTGCCGTCTACTGTAACGAATGAAGTCATACCCTGTTCGCCAAACTTTTTAGCAACTCTTTGTGACATCTGCTTATTAGTCATTCCGACCATTAAACCTTTTGCTATTTCTTCTTGTACATCTTTTACTGCAACATCTACATTCTTTATTGAATATTGTTTAGCCGTTCTAAATGCACTTGCTAAGTCTTGCATAGTATCAGTGACGATTGATGTTATAGCGTCCGTATGAACAAACTCTTGGGCGATTGCGTTTGGTACATTAAATGCGCCGGTGTCTGTAATTAATCCTACATCAATTAATTGTTGTTGTGCATTAGATAAACCGTTTGCGTATTGTTCATATATCATCTGTGGCACTTCTTGTTGTACGCTACTACCTAAGTCATCGAATATCTTTTCGATAACCAAATACATGCGCTGTGTGTCCTTCTCGCTTTCGATGTTTACGCCACTCACTAATTCTTTAACTTGATTCTTTAAAAACTGTGATAACTTCTTAACTTGTTCTGGTGTCAATGCCATTTATAACACCTACTCATTCAATGTTGGTGCATTTGTATTTTGTTCAATAGGATTCCCCATTTCATCAAGTGGGTTGCCGTTGTCATCACGATTGTTCATGAAGTTTTGTAGCGATTGATTACCTAAGTCCAAACTCATGCTATCGCTTTGTGTCTTATTGCTTTGTATACGTTCAATTTCTTCTCGTACCCATTCTTCCGATTTTTCCGGATTGATGCGTCTTATTGTTTCTTCTAACGATTGTACACCGGCGTTATATTTAGCGATGTTCTCGGCACTTATTTCTTCTTGTGGTTTCGGTAACATATCTTTAACAATGATGTTAGGTCTTTCAATAATAATTTCGTCGTCTTTGTCATGTGCAAACCATAACGCCGATTCGAAAGCGTTTTGTAGAAACTCTACGTATTCATCACGAATCTTTTCAGACTTGATTACAGATAACATTAAGTCATAGAATTTAGCAATGCCGGATTGCGTGCCACTGCTTTGTTGTTTAACTAACTCAATAGCGCTTTCGGACGTTTGCGTTTCTGCTAACATCATACGAATAATATCTTTTACATAATTCATGTCGCCAATCTTACTTGTGTCGATTTGGTGTATCTCCATTGACTTACCATTTTCATCTATTTCAGTTACTTCTAAATTACGGTGGTCTATTTTGTTTTCGTCCCCGAATTTATCAAGTGCGATTACTTTAAGCTGTTCCATTGTTCCTTTTGGTATAGATATTCTAGGCTTTCCGTTACGTTCGAATGTTTGCGCTGTACGTGTTACCGTCCAGTTTATTTCTTCTTGCTTACCGGATATACCACGTAAAGCCGAATTACCTAGTTTGTTAGTAAATGTTGGGTCGTTTGCTAGATAACTTACGAATGTACGTTGACGACCTTTAAATACCTTGTGTGCGTCTGCTAAATCAATTTGTAGTTTCTCTTGGATTATTTCCGGTTCTTCTACTAACACAAGATTGTTTTCGTCGTTAGATTTATATAATCTATCTAGCGTTTCAATAGCATCTTCGCTTTCTCTTTCGGTATAAACGTGTACGAACCTAAAGCCTTTTTCTTCTTCTTCCTGTGTTGGTTCCAACTCATATACTAAATCAACGCCTAGCCCGTCATCATGTGGATAATAAACGTTACGTTCTTTAATATCAATTGCTATTTTACCGTTCTTAATCATTGGTACAGCTACGATTCCACCGTCAATTTGTAATTGGTTTAGATTCATAGTGTGATTGATATTACTATTCTTTTTAATTTGATCTATAACTTCCTGTTGCTTGTCGGTTGTTTGCCCGTTAAAGTCGGTTGTTTCTGTTTGCTCAATAAATTGTTCTTGCGATTGCGCTTGTGCGCTTACTGTAGTTTGTTGTGCGTTGTTTAACATATCTTCTTGGGCTAAACTATCACTTGGATAATTGGTCTTAATTCCGTTAAGTGTGCGTGCTACAAGCATACTAGGTAAATCAACTATCACACGACTAATATTAATCATTAGGTAAGGTGTGCGAACGTTCTTTGATGCTACTTCCTTTTGTGTGCTGTACACGTCGATAATCTCGCCTTGTTCGATTAGGTTAATTGCACGTGGAAACAACTCGTGGTGTCTGCCCTCATATAAACCCCTGTAGTAATACATATCGTCATGTACTTGTTTAATGACTTTTTTATCAAATTTAACCCATGTGTTATCTTGATTTCTAAATTGCATTTTGTACCTCCTTAATTCTATTTAGGTTATCTAATAACCTAATACGTTACATATTACCATGCGTTACCCATTATCACACTAGCTGTTGGTTTAGAAGCAAAGTAATTTAACGCTTGCGTCATAGCATCTACGGTATCGTCATGTACTGCGTTATCGAACATTGTTAATTCGTCTATAAAGTCATCAACACTGGGAACCTTTTTACCAACATATACATTCCCTGCCTCAAAGAACGGTGTTACGGCGTATGCTCTTGCTACTTTACTTTCTCTTGGTGTGATAGGTATGATGCCACTAATCTTTTGTTTTAACGTTGTAATAATTGCCGGACCGTTCGCTTTATCCTCAATTAATATTTTTCTACATCTAGGGTATTTATTTTTCATGCTTTCTACTGCTCTAACGCTTTGTGTGAAATCCATTTTTGCACGTATTTGGTCGATTAAATAAAAGTCTGCACCTTTCTTAATCCACACTTGACCAACTGCATAGTCGCTTGATTCACTATCTTTAAAGGTAAAGTCCCAACTTACTAACATATCATCATGTTGTGGTGGCACTCTATCATAGTATTGTACCCACTCACGTTTAAATATGGTTCCTTGTGCCGGCGACGGTCTTTGTTGGTATAATGATGCCCACGTTCTCGAACCTACCTCACGTTTTTTTAGGTCTGCCCATTCTTCATCAAACCCTAATTCTCTACATAACGGCTCCCCTACTTCACGATTTAATAAATCGTCGTCATCTTCTGCGATAGCCGGTAACCTTAATCGTTTCCAATCATATGGCGATTGCTCTAATAAGCGCCCTATAAAATCATCTTGATGCCAACGGGTCATGATAACTATGACGCTTGCGCCGTCGTGTAAACGTGTAGACAATGTACTTTCCCATTCGTCCCAAATGTTTTCACGTATCGTTTTACTTTGTGCCTCTTTTGAGTTCTTGATAGGATCATCAATTATCATTAAATCGGCTCCTTGCCCGGTAATACTTCCCCCGATACCTGTAGCAATCATGCCACCATTATAATCTGCTAATCCCCAATCGGTTGTACTATTGTTGTCAGCCGATAAACTAAGACTAAATAAATCGCTAGAAAATTCATCAAACTTGTTACGGTTTAATCTACCGAATTTACGTGCTAACCCTTCGGAATATGCCGATGTAATAACTCTTTTACTTGGGTTACGCATTAAGAAATACGATGGAAACGTTTCGGTAACCGTCATTGATTTACCATGACGTGGGGGCATTTCAATCATTAAGTGCATTTGTTCTCCGTCTGCTATACGTTGTAAATACTCGCATATCAAATCAGTATGTGCGTAATGTTCAAAATTTCCATGATGCGCCGATTTAACATAACTACGATAACTACGTCTTGCACTTTCACGTCTTGCCTCTCGTATGATTAACTTCTTTTGTTCTGCTGTCATCGTCATTCTTCATCACTCATATTCGCTAATTTTTCTATATCTTTATCGCTTAATCCGGATAAATCAATTTTTTGGTCTATGCCACCGGCGTGTTCAATGTTTTGTTTCTCTCTCCATACTTCCGGTTTACGGTTTTTAAGCCAAAATATTTGTGCTGTTGTATTAGGCTTTGCGTATTTCTCTACGTCTACTACTTCGCCTGTATCAGTCAACTGTTGTTCAGTGTATTTAAAACCTAGTGCGTTTTTAAACAAAGCGTTCTCTACTTGTCGGTCTGCACTATCTCTACTTACTTTTAAGGCGTTAAGAAAGTTAGTATCTCTTTCTTGCCATTTGTACAATGTAGGCTTTGTAATACCGATGTTATACGCTATCTGTTCCATTGTTAGTCCGTCCCTCGCCCAACCTTGTACACGTATTAAATTTTCTTCTTTCAACCAATCCTCTAACCTTATACGTTTTGCCACTTTCACACCTCCTTAATTAAAATATGATAAAAAAATAAACGCCACTTAATTAAAAGTGACGTTTTAAACAAAATAAACAAAAAGAAAAAGCAAACAAAGAAAAACATTT